TTCCGGCGCGACAACGGCAAAAATTCCGTTCAAATATGCGCTTGCAACAGGGGCTTTCGGCGGGGCCGGGGCATCGGATTATAGTGCGTGGACAACGAAAGATCCGGCTGGAAATGTTACGCTGGCGCATGCAAGCGATGACAATAAGACGCTGCTTATTAGCGTGGACGCCAAAAGCATGGGCGGTTATCGTTACCTGACGCTGCAATTTGAGGACACGCCGACAGGTTCAACGGGCAATGTTCAGGCGCACGCCATTTTGACGCCGCGATATAAAGCAGGCGTTGATAAGGCTTAAGGGGGTGGGAATATGGCTAATTACAATGTTTCCACACAGGAGGCGCTTGCTAACATTAACCGGGGCATGCGAGTGACGAAAGCTGCTTCTTCGCTTGCGGCAACAAAGGATGTTGACCTGTTTCTGGTGAAGGGCGGTGCCGTGGCGGTGCTGGGCCTGGTCGGAGTGTGTGACGGCGCGATGCAGGCGTCGGCAACCACTTTGCTGATCAAATGCACGCCGGAGGCCGGCACCGGAACTGCGTTGAGTATTGCGTCGGGATCGCTATCCGCGAAGGCGGCCAATACCATGTTGACATTGCCGGCGGCGGTTGGCAGCGCGTTGGTTATTTCAACGGGTGAAGCGGCGGCGCTTTTGACTTCGGCGCCGGTGTATTATGTCCAGCCGTGCAAAATTCAGATGACAGTTGGCGCGGCGACAAACACTCAAACGGTTACTTGGCACATTTGGTATGTGCCGATGAGCGAGGGAGCGTATATCGAAGCGGCGTAAACTAACAACATAACCGGGCGGTCCTTAACGGGGCCGCCCACTAACACCAAAAAAGGCGGTGCGAAAATGGCAGTAACAGCAATTACAACAATTAAGCGCTTCATTGGGCTTTCCACGGACACAAAGCCTTCGGGGGCTACGGTTCCAACCGGTTCGACATTCTTAGAATACGACACACAGCAGCTATATATAACTCCTGACGACGGCACGGTATGGACGCTTAAGAGCCTGCCTGAAGGGCATGGTGTTGAAACGACGACCATAAACTTGAAACAGGTGGCTGCCAGTTATGACCTGTTTGAGGTCAAGGGGAAGGACTGCATGATCGACGGGCTGGTGTTTATTATTCCGGCGGACTTGTCGGGCGAGGCGGCTTTGACGTCGGTTTCGATCCAGTCAACGGACGACACGCCGGTAGTTTTCCTATCGGCGGCTGCTGGGGCTGTGGCGAACCTTGACGCGGCAGGCAAGCATTTTGTTTATCGCGGTCCTGATGTGGTGGCAAAAGACAAAAAGATACAGTTGACTATTGCCGGCGGTGCGACGGCGGCGGATCAGGTCTGTTCGGTATATGTTTTATATAGGCCGGTTGGTTCTGGCGGTTACTTGGAGGTGTCGTAACCATGAAAAGAGTATGGTTGATCATTATTAGCGTGATATTGTTGGCTGGCGTATGTTGGGCGGCAGATAAACCTGTTTCACAGTTACCAGCTACGGAAAATATTAAGAACGAAGATTTGTTTTTAGTGAGTCAATATAATGCTGGGAACTATTTCAGCCGACACATAACATTTGCGAATCTTAAGAAAAAGCTGGATGAGCTTTATCAGGCGATCGGCGATGGTGCACTTACTCTACTAATAACAGGCACAATCAATGATGGCGACCTGACCAAATATGACCAATCTACTGGGAAGCTAAAGAGTGCCGGTGCTGCGGCTGGATATACCGAGCCTCAATCTAACCTACCTATTTGCAGAACAGGCGCAGGGACAGTCGGGGCGTGTACGAACCTGACAGACAAAACAATCCCAGACTTTGCCGAAATGGAAGGCACACCTGATGACGTTGGGGTGAAGATTGTAATGGTAACCGGCGACCCTGACGAAGTCATTGAGTGTGAAGGCAGAGATAGAACCTATGTCATAGGGGCAAACGCAAATTACTTCTTTCAGCTTCCTGCCGACCCGTCTGGGATTAAATACTGCTTCGCAAATGGTGCGTATGAAACTGTAATTTCTATCGTGCCAGACGGCACAGACGTAATTAGATTTATTGGTTATACCACTGGCGAAGGTGATGGTCTTGTTTCGACAGGGGCGTATCAAGATTATGTGTGTCTCCTAGGTCTAAACACCTCCACTTGGCGGGTAATCCAGACGATGGGAACGTGGGCTATTGATGAAGTGGTACTGCCGAGCGAGGAAGAAGAGCCGCCGAATGGTAATGGTTGTGTAACACCGACTGGAACGCTGTTTACTGAGTCTTTCGGGGAAGGCGACCAGAGCTGTTGGAGCGCAGGGCCTTCGACCTGTAATAACACTTGGACGGTTGTCTCTGGCACTTATGCGATAGATAGCTCTCCTGCTGGTGCGCCTGAAAACACAGCGTGCGATAATTCCATGCTGATGTCTAGGACTGATGCAAGCCAAAACATCAGGGCTGATTTAGGGGCTGGGGCATTGACTGATGTAGATACTACAATCAACTTCACAATGTATATTGATTCTACGACTATCACGGAGTGGGGAGACTTGAGCTTCTTTGGTGTAACCACTGGAAGCTCGTTCTTTGATGGGCTGCAATACGTTGTACTTCTTGAGAGGCAAGCTCCTGGAGGCGGCGCAGCCACACGCATAAGTGTTATGAACGTAGCGGAGAATGGAACATGCTATATAGATAACATAGAAGAAAATACGTGGTATAATGTTGTCTTAACCGTGGATGGTGAAGGTGGGGAGAACGCTTCATCTCTCAGCATAGGTTCAGGGACAGGTCAGTCATGTTCGCTGACTCTCCCACCCGCTGGCAGGTATCTGTGGTTTGTACTTAATAACCATGCAGCAGACATATACATCGGCAACGTGAGGGTTTCTACTTCTGGAGGAAACTAATGAAAAAATGGATAACATTTATTCTATTTTTGCTGTTGTGCAGAGGTGCGTATGCGGCATGTTCAGGGTCTAGCCCGAACTGGACTGCCGCTGATACTTCGCTTGCCGAGGTCACAGCTTGCTTTAATGCTGCAAGCAACGGAGACACAATAAACATTCCTGAGGGCGAATCAACATGGGCATCTGCTTTGCAAGTAGGCTCAAAGTCTGTAACTTTTCAGGGTGCTGGTGCGGGGAAAACTATTCTTTCGCTATCTAGTGGGTTGCATCTGTTCATAATGGGCAATGGGACGACAAGAATCCTTGATATGACACTTAAAAGCTGCGGCATACGCATTGACGGGAAGGACTTTGAAATCGGGAGGATACTCTTTGATAATTCGTCACTGAATAATCAAATCAGGCTTGTGCAGGTGCAGGGTATGTATGGCTATCACCCTTATGGCGTGATACATTCATCCTACTTCGACAATGCATCACTTAATGTAGATGCTGTGTATGATACTAATACTGTGATGGGGGAGACATGGGCGTTGCCTTATGGATTTGGCGACCCTAGAGCCATGATTTACATAGAAGGAAACACCTTTGTTAAGACGGCCGGAATAACCATGAATGTTATTGATGGCAGGATGGGGGCGAGAACTGTTATGAGGTTTAATAGCATACTCGCCAATGCCACTGGGAATAATAACGCTTTCCACATTGAGGCTCACTCAGTCCAAGACACTAACTCTTTAAGAGGATATATGAGATGGGAGTATTATAACAATATCCAAGATAATCAAGGCGATTGGCACTGGCACGCCTTTAGGATAAGGGCGGGAACAGGTGTTGTGTTCAACAATGCAATTACAGGCAAGTGGGAACAATTTGGCATAGCCATAGATAACGTGAGGAGCTACTCAGGCGTAGGAATGTCTGCTGGCCCCTGCGATGGTAATTCTGGATGGGATGGCAACGAAGGTGTCGGCTCTGAGGCTGGGTATCCATGCCGTGACCAGATAGGCAGAGGTTATGACGCTGTGCCGTGGGTAGATAATCCGCCTGGTGCGTACACTCAAGTCCTTATGCCTGCTTATGCTTGGAACAATAAAAACCAGAATAATATCGAGTGCCCATTTATGGTTGTGAATAGCACTGAGCATCACATTAAGGCAAACAGGGATTATTACAACTACACACCATCTTACGATGGTTCATCTGGGATGGGCATGGGGCTTTATGCGAACAGGCCAGCGACATGCACGGTAAATACAGCCTATTTCGCAACAGACGTAGGTAATGGCGGTATTCTGTATCAATGCAAAGCAGGCAATACATGGGAAAAGATATTTGAGCCCTACACCTGTCCACACCAACTGGCTGACCCTGAAGGGGATTACCACTGTGATTTTTCAGTTGCTGGAGTAGCAGGATACGGCATGGAAGGCGCGCCTGACGAACCAGAGGAGCCTGAAGAACCTGAACCTGAGCCAACCGGAGTTATTCTGCCGTGGATTATAACTGGAGGATGATATGCCTGAATACTTGATTCACACTTTTATAACCTTACTTGTCATGCCGATAATCATGTTCTTCTTTGTGAGGCTTGTGAACAGGGCTGACCACCACAAGGACAAAGAGGAGACTCAGTGGCGCAGGCAGGTGATGAGCAGATTTGAGGCGATAGAAAACAAATTGAGCAGTTACTGCAACCAGAACAGGCATGAACACGAACAGCTCTATGATATGGCGCATGCTAATTCAGCCAATATCAAAGCTATTCAAACCGTGCAACGCAAGCAGGGATGCGACGGGCCAAATGTTCAATAGGTGAGGATAATATGTCTGATATTATTTTAAGCGAAGAACTGGATGGTGCAATCCTTCACGAGGAAGGTGATGTGCTGCTTCAAGAAATATATAGTGCCGGGCCGGGAATTGTAATGCAGCCGGTTATTGAGCCAGTTAGCCTTGACGAAATGAAAAAACACCTGCGTGTAGATATAGACGACGATGATGAGTTGATTCAGGCGATGATAACGGCGGCACGAACGCACATTGAAAACATAACCAGACGCGCTTTCCTTACTCAAACCTGGGACAAGTGTTTGCAGTCATGGCCGGCGGCTAATTTTATAAAACTTCCATATGGTAATTTGCAGTCTGTCACTTTTATAAAATGGATTGATGCTGACGGCATTGAAAATATAATAGATGAAAAAGACTACATTGTAGAGCGTAACGGCGCGTTGGTTGGCAGGATAGTGTTGCCGGCGGGCAAAGGCTGGCCTAGCGGAAGTTTAAGCGCTTCAAATCCGATAACGATTCGTTTCACTTGCGGATGGGTGACGCCGATCCTTGTGCCTGGGCCGATCAAGAGTGCCATTAAGTTATTTTGTGCGGACTTATACGAACGGCGTGGTGATGCGGTTATTGGCGGCGCTGTATATGAAAATAAAACAATGGGCGTTTTGCTGCCGAGTTACAAACTTTGGGATGGTATGTGATGCGGATCGGGGCAATGGACAGGCGCGTTACTTTTCAGCGCAAAACGGTAACAACTGATTCCTTCGGCGAAGAAATTGAAACATGGGCTAACTTTGTGACGGTATGGGCACAGGTGAGGGCGATAAGGGGCATGGAATATTTCACGGCAAGTCAGACAGTGGCGAACGTGGACACTAGATTTACCATTAGACACCGCAATGATGTTACGCCTTTAGAACGTATTACATATAAAGAAAAGGTGTATGACATAAAGGCGGTTGTGCCTTTGGGACGTAACGAGGCACTGGAAATATACGCAACAGCGAGGGCGGAATAATGTCAACTTTTAAGACTGCTTTTGAATTTCGGCTTGAGGGGCTTGAGGATTTGCTTGAGGCGCTGGAAATGCTGCCGACGGTTGCAATGCAGAAAACGGCGGTGCGAAACGCGATGAAAAAGGCGCTTGAGCCGGTCGCGGATGGTTACAGGTCAAAACTGCCGTGGGCGCTGAAGCCGAAGAAATACTCGAAAAGTAAGCATTTACGGGATTCGGTAACGGTGACGTCGGCGCTTAAAAAGTCACAGCGGGCGGAGGCAATACGGGCCCGGCCTGACTCGGTTGTCATGTATGTGGGATCGACGGCGCCGCATGCACATTTACTTGAGTTTGGCACGAAGGAACGATGGCACAAGAAGAAGGTAAAAACGTTGCTGGGCAGTAAGTGGGTTGAAACTGAATACACTGGGCGCGTCACACCACGGCCTTTTTTGAGAAATGCCTGGGATGCGTCAAAACATGAGATCATTCCGATATTTGCGGCGGAAATGAAAAAGAACCTTGAGCGGGCGGCGCGAAATTTAGCGCGGAGGGCGGCGAAAGGAACATTGACGCAGAAACAGATCGAGGGGTTGCTTGAATGATAGCGGACGCATTAAGGGCGGCGCTTGTGGCCGATGCTGGTGTTAAGGCGATAACTACAAGGTGTTATCCAGTTAAACAGCCGCAAAAGCCGACTTATCCATTGATACTGTATATGCAGGTGAGCGGGTGGAGGGAACAGACGCTAACTGGGCCGGCAGGGCAGGGGAGGCCACGTTTTCAGGTGGAGGCCTGGGCGGAAACATATGAAGGTGTGCAAGTGCTATCCGAAGCGATAAAAACAGCTTTGGACGGCAAGTTGTTGGTGGGGGCTGGTAAAAGCTTTCGCGCTATGTATTTGACAGCGCAAGACGTTTATGAGCCGGACGTTAATGTGTTTTATCAACCACTTGACTTTAGCTTGTGGTATGACTTTTAAGGAGGAGTAGGGAAATGGCAATACCATCACAGGGAACAATTTTAGAAATTGCAGGAGCAGGCGGAGGCGCAAAGAATGTTTCGGCTATTGCGGTTGGTTATCCGACCATATTGACTTCGGCGGCTCATGGTTTGAAGCGTGGCGATGTCGTGACTTTGTCGGACTTTACCGGTGCACACGCCGCAGACTTGAATGGGAAAGTTGTGGTTATTCAATACGTCACGACTGGCACGGTTGCGGTAGGTATAAATACGACTGGCCGGACGATCAACGGCGACGGCAAGATCACTGCGGCTACATGGACTGGCGTGGGCGAGATCGTGGACATGGATCGGGCTGGCGGAACCAGAAGCGAAATTGACGTATCACACCTTGAAAGCACGTCTAAAGAGTTTTTGGCGGGACTTCGTGACAGCGGCAGCTATACTTTCAGCATGAACTGGCTGTTTGGTGACGCGGGGCAGGCTGCGGTTCTAGCAGCGGAAGGATCGGACGATCCGGCGACATTTAAGGTTACATATCCAAGCAATGACACATTGACGTTTGATGGTTATGTGACGTCGGTGAGTGGCCCTAGCCTGGGTGTTGACGACAAGTTAAGCGGCAGCGTTACGATCAGGATTAGCGGTGACCTTACATGGGCGTGATGGGCGTGAAATACGTCACGATCGACGGTGAGAGGCTGGAACTGCGGTTCACTTGGAAGGCGTTGGCGACTATAGAGCAGGAATTTGGCGATAATCCAAACCTGTTCGATGCGTCAGTTTTGGCGCGGTTTTTGGAGTTGGGGATCAAACGTCCGGAGTGGACTGCGGACAGGATCACGGCCTTATCACCGCCCATGTTGCCGATGGTGAAAGCGGTGCAGGAGGCAATCCAGTTTGCTTATTTTGGCAATGAAGGGCAAACAGGTAATGAGGCGGAAAAAAAAAGCCGCCGCCGGGCGGATGGGTGGCTGCGGCGTATGTTCGGGCTGTCAGAGCAGGATTGAGTCCTGTTGAATTTTGGCAGTTAACGCCTTATTTGACGCGGTTGGCGGTAACGGCGCTTGACGATAAAGCGGTGACGGACGCCTGGCTTGTGGCTGCAATGAGCAGACAGAAAAAACTGCAAAGGCTTGAGGAATTGACGTCAAAGCCTCGTAAAGCGCCGCCAAAAGATTTACAGGCAAAAATGAGATTGTTACTCGGAGGCAAAGCATAAATGGCTCAACCGATAGGTGCATTGCGTGCTGAAATGTCGGCTGGCTGGGGCCAGTTTAGAAACGATTTTATGCAGGCAAAAAAGGCCGTGCAGGACAGCGCGGCAGGCATGAAAAAGGCCATGTCCGGGGCGCAGGCAAGTTTTGAAAAGGTCGGCACGGCGATCAAGGCGATGTCGGCGCTTGCTATTACCGCGGGCGTCGCGCTAGGGGCAATGATCAAAGGGCAGATCGACGCGGCAGATAAGGCGCAAAAAACAGCGCAGGCCATTGGTATGACCGTTGACAAATTAACAGCACTTCAATATGCGGCTGATTTGTCTGGTATATCGCAGGAGCAATTAACGACGGCATTGACGATCACGGCGAAAAATGCAGCATTGGCTGCGGAGGGGACGGGATCTGCGGCAGATGCTTATGCGGAGCTTGGTATATCGGTTAAGGACGCGGACGGCAAAATGAAGGCGTCGAACGTGTTAATTGACGAGGTTGCGGACAATTTTGCTAAAATGCCGGACGGCGTCAAAAAGACATCATTGGCTGTTCAATTATTCGGCAGGCAGGGCGCGGCGATGATACCGCTTTTAAATAGTGGCGCGGCTGGCATAAAAGAGCTGACTGACGAAGCTGCCAAGTTTGGACTGGTGCTGGATACCGAAACGGCAAGGAAGGCTGAGCGCTTCAGCGATAACTTAGCCCGGCTGAAAGGCGTGCAACAGGGGATTGTCATCAGCCTGACGCGGGAATTACTGCCGACGCTGGAAGTCTTCACCGATCGGCTGATTGATTCCGCGAAAGAAACCGATGGCTTTTCCGGCGCGGCTAAACTGCTCAATGGCGCGTTAAAGGTGCTTATCTCCACAGGCGCTTCCATTGCTTCAATTTTTAAACTTGTCGGCACTGCTTTAGGCGGGGCAGGTGCGCTGGCGGCAGGATTCTTTGACGCTTTACGCGGCAAGTCTTCATTTAGTGATTTAAACCAGTTACGCAAAGAAATAAAAAGCGATTTGTCCGCAATAGTCAGCAACATGGAAAAAGACGTAGAGCAGATCATGGGTGCATCGTCCGGCAAGATGAAAGGGGCGGCGGAAAAAGCAGGACGAAAGGCGGGCGAAGGCTTCGTCGAAGGGCTGGCCGCCGGCGTGGATGACAGGCTCGGGAAGCGTGGCGCGGATGCCATAGCGTCAATGGTGCGCGAAATTGCGCTACTGGGCAAGAAAACAGAGCTTGAGCAAACGCTGTGGGAAATAGAATCAGGCAAGTACGCGGACTTGCTGCCGAAGGACAGACAGCGCCTTGAGATGCTGGCGCGTGAACTCGCACAGAACAAAGAAATCATAAAGGGCCGCGAAGACGCCGTTGAGCAGTTGAAAAAAGAAGTCGATGAAGGTGTAAGGCTGACGGATGAAATCATCAAGAAAATAGAGGCGTTACAGCGCGAAGCGGATACCTTCGGCATGACGGCAGATGAAGTCAGGCTATATGACTTGGCCCTGAAAGGAGCGTCTGCGGCACAACTAGAACACGCGTCTGTTTTGATGCAGGAGCTGAAAGTCAGAGAGCAAGTCGCTGAAGTATTAAATACCATTCGCACGCCGATGGAAGACTATATTGCAAGGGTGCGGATGCTTTCAGATTTGCTGGCTGTCGGGGCTATTACGCAAGATGAGTTTACCGCGGCAGTTAAAGCGGCTAAAGATGCACTGAAAGAAGCGGCTAAAGTTGAAAAAGCAGAATTTAAGACGCTAGGTGATATGATTGACAGCGTGACGTCCGATGGGGCTAATGCGATTATGGAGTTCGCCAGGACAGGCGAGTTTTCCGTGAGAAAAATGGTTGACGCCATGATCAATGACCTGCTGCGGCTGTCATTACAACAGGCAGCGACGTCATTGGCCGGCGGGCTGAAAAATGTTCTGGGGGTCGCCGTGACGGCGATCGGAGGTTTTTTAACTAGTGCAAAGGGTAATATTTTTGACATGGGGGATGTGGTGCCGTTCGCGAAGGGCGGCGTAGTTGCTAAACAGGTTATGTTTCCGATGGGCCGAGGCTTCGGCACTATGGGCGAGGCAGGCCCGGAGGCGGTGATGCCGTTGACGAGGACGGCGACCGGTGAGCTGGGTGTTAGGGCTGATGTGCGCGGCGATGGCGAGGCCCAGGCCGTGAATAATTATTTTGTTATCAATTCGCCGGACGCGGAAGGCTTTGACAGATTATGCCAGCGAAACGCGGTGAGTATTGTGCGGGCTACAAATTCAGCGCTTGAAAAGAACGTGGGCCGGAACCAGATGAAGGGGTTGTTAAGTGGCTAAATATCCTGAAACTCCAATACCGCAATATCCATACGAAACCATACAGGTGTGGCGCAACATGGTGTCACAGTTTGACGGTGGGCAGGAACAGCGGCGGCGCAAGGGGACATTCCCGACATACGATGTTGTGTTGACTTATAACGGCTTGACGCGGGCGGACATTGATAAGCTTTGGAATTTTTACCAGGACCGCGAAGGCGCCTTTCGTGAGTTTTACTTTTTCACTCCGATCAATGAAAGCCATAAAGGGTTATTTGTGGCGGTCGCGGACGGGACGAAAGACACGTTTGACTTGCCGGGGATTATCGCCGGCGTAACGGTGGTTTATGTTGACGGCATATCAACGGCGGTCAATTTCCTGACCGGCGGAGGTGACGATGGTGCGGATCGCTGCGAGTTTGACGACCCGCCGGACGAAGGGGCGGTCATATCATGTGACCTGTTTGGCAGGCAGAGAATAAGATGCCGGTTCGCAGAGGACAATTTATCGCGGGAATTGTTTGTGCGGCGCGTATATCGGACGGGCATTAAGCTTAAGGGGTTGAAGGGTTGAGGGCACTATCACCTGATTTTTTAAAAGCTTTGCGTGGAGACAGGCTGTCGTTTTTCTTTTTATTGCGACTTGGCCTGGATACGCCGTTGTGCTTCACGGACGCGGATCACGAGGTTTATTATGATGACGAAAAATATCTCCCGGTAGGTTTCAAGTTTGACTCAATTCAGGGCGGCGCCGGGCTAGCCGTTGACACTTTATCCATAAATATTGACGACACGAACCAGGTGATGACAAGCAGTCTTTTAAATCAGGACGCACGCAATAAATGGGCGTCTATCCACATGGGAGTCGTCACGGAGACCGACGTCGAAATTGATGGAGAAACACACGTCCAGACAGGGCGCACCTATCAACTGCTGTTCAGGGGTATTATCGGCGGTTGGGAATTGACCGGCGACAACATGGTAAAGGTTGACTTAACAAATGAAATGATATTGTGGAACAAAAAACCTTTACGCTTGCAGTCAACGGCTTGTCCGTGGAGTTACCGAGGCAAGGAATGTGGTTACAAAGGCGGAATGAGTGTCTGTGACAAGACATACGAAGCGTGCAAACTGCGGCATAACGAAGCAAACTTCGGCGGCGATAGGTTCTTAGCGGCAACGATGGTCAAGTCTGTATGGTGGGGGAGGACGCAGGTGTGGCCGGTGGCGTGAAAATAGCCGAGGTATTTTCAAAGTATATCGGTATGCCTCACAAACATGGCGGGAAAGGTGATGGCGGCATAGGCTGTCTTTATTTCGTTTATGATATTTTAAAAGCACTGGGAAAAGCGGACAATCTTATACTGGAAGTGGACGGAGTGAACCTTGACAATTATGAAGAATTTGCCGCCACTTCAAGTCAAAGGCAGATACGGGACAAGCTTGTTAAGGCGTTTGCTTTACAGGGTGATGAAGTATCAAGACCTAAAATCGGTGACTTGCTTGTGTTGCAGAACGAAATTGGAGAATATTTTCCGGCAGTATATATCGGTGGTGGTAACGTGGCAAGCAGTTTTTATAATTGCGGTGTTCAGGCGGCTCCTATGAGAATGTTTTATGTCATTTCAATTCGGAGAGTCAAATAATGCCCAGTGAATTAGGGATGTTTTTAGTATATGCAGGAGTGGTGATTGCTGATTTTGTAATAGCCAATGCTCCGACCATTGCTACTGTAGCATTGGCTATTGCTTCGGCCGGTGCAAGTTATTTGATGTCAGGAAAGACTCCAAGTCAACCTATGCAACAGACAGGCTGGCAAATAAACCTATGCAGTAACGTCGCACCCATGCCGCTAATATATGGCCGTTGTCGTGTCGGTATTAATAGAGTCTATACCGGGACAAGTTATATAGGTAATCTCGTGCTGCATGTTATTGGCAATATTGCGCAAGGGCCGATTGAGGGCATTGTTGAAGAAGATGGGGTTGAACAGGTTTTTTTGGACGACAACTTGCATACTAAATATAAAAGGCTTGCAACATATGAATTTTATAACGGCACGCCGAATCAGGACGTGTGCGGCATGAAAAGCTCTATCGCGGAATGGGACGACCCGAAGCACTATACTGCTTATATTTGGATGAAGCTTATATTCGATGAGAATGTTTTCTCAGGTTTGCCTAACATAAGTTTAGTGGTTGACGGCAAAAACGACATTTTTGACCCGCGTGATGGCGGTTCAGTTGGTTACACTCGTAACCCGGCACTCATAGCAAGAGATTTTATTATTAATGTCATGGGCATAGACGCTTTAAGAGTTGATGATGCTTCTGTCGAGGAAGCCGCCGATTACTGCGATGATAAAGGATGGACTTGCGATTATTGCTTTAACGCAGATGAGCGAGCAGTTGATATGCTTGAACGCATACTGTCAACCTTTAGAGGTGCTTTGCTTTTCTCGGAGGATACATACAAGATAAAGTTCCGTGACTTGAATTATGAAACTCCGGTGATGGAAATAGACGAAAGTCTTGTAATAGAACAGAGCGGTGCGACGACTTTATCAATCCGACAGCCGTCTATATTCGACACGCCTAATGCCGTTAGAATGAGGTGGACTAATCCGGGCAAGCTATACACGGACGACGATTATCAACTGGCCGATTTGGAGGCACAGACAAGGGACGGATATGTGAAGGAACATCAAATTGACGTGCCTGCGATTACTTCGACGGATAACGTGATGAAGATGGCGAATTATTTTCTTGAACGCTTGCAGATAAATAAGACAGCATCTTTGCACTCGCACTCGCAGACAATGCTGCTGGAGCCGCATGACTTGATATGGTTGACACATTCACGTCCAGGTTGGCACAAGAAAATCATGCGGATCACCGGATCGTCGCTTGCAAACGACGGTGTTGTCACCTTGTCACTTGAGGAAGAACTGACGCAGTTCTACGACGACACTTATGAGATTGCGCCGGAGGTGTTCTACGATACCGTTCTCCCGGGGCCGGGGCAGGAAGTCCCGCAGGCGGCAAATGTTACCATAACAGAACAGCAATATGATTACCGTGGGCGGACTTTTACGCGGCTGCTCGTCAATTACGAAATACCGGGTGACTATGGTTGGGTTGACTACTGCGAAGCGTGGCTGAAAATAGGCGAGGACGGAGAATGGAAATATATGACGATGAGCAAGGACAATTACGTCATTGATCCGGTTGAGGAAGGTCAGACCTATTATGCTAGGATAGTGCCGGTTTCGATATGGGGTTCAAAGGCGGATATGGACAATGCGGCTATTGCTTCGCACGTTGTATCAGGAGCAACGGGTGTGCCGCCGGACGTAACTGGATTAACGGCTATTGCCTCGGGTGACAGCGTAAGTATCTTCGCAAACGAGATTGCAAGCCCTGATATATTCGGTTACGAAGTGCGGTCAGGCGAGTCATGGACTGGCGGGGCGATGGTCGGGCAAAATGAGACGCCGAACATTAGACTTGTCGGGGTAAGGCCCGGATTGCTCACTCTATGGATTAAAGCGATAACAAACGCCGGTGTTTATTCAGCAAATGCGACCGGCACGCAGGTGACTGTCTTCGGCCCCGCACATTACAGCATTATTGACTCGTGGTATTGGGACTATGATGATATTGGAACTCACGACAATACAGAACATGGAACTGTTAGCGGCGAAGATTGTTTGAAATGCAGTCATACCGGCGGAGTATTGGCCGGCACATGGACTTCGCCTGTTTATGACCTCGGCGAAATAATCACGGCACGAATATGGGGTGACTTCCGAATTGAAACGGTTGCCGGGGCGATGGATTGGGCAACGGTATTTGGAGCGGCGGATAAATGGGGTGATAAGCTGGCCGGAACGACGAGATGGTTTCAGGCCTGGGCGCCGGAAGTTGTAGGCGGTGTCAAGGCAAAATTGATCTATGGTGAAACGTCGCCGCCACTTAATGAGATCACCGGTTTCGAGCTGGCGGCACCGGAAGTGTCTGCCAGGTATGTTCAGGTTGAATTTACGATCACCGACCCAAACGACGGGACGCATATGTGCGTCAAGACTCTTAACATGACGGCGGCTTATTGGAGTTAAGAAAATGGCTTTGAAATTAGAATGTGTGAATGTAGTCCCGCAAGGGAAGATTTATGTCGCGTATGTTCAGTTGATGGACGGCGACACTGTTATTGCGAAGACGGCATTGCCTTATGACCCGGATGATAAAGAATTTGGCGATAAGGCGGCGCGAAAGTTTAAATCAAGGGTTAATACATGGCTTGAAGAAAAAACGCGCCTAGACGCAGTGCAACGCGAAATAGACGATGTTTTAAAAGACGTTAAGCTGGGCGGCAAGGAGGGATAAGACATGGCATGGACTGATAACATACCGGCATGGGGGAATCAGGTGTCCGACGACGTGGGAAAGATAAAAGATAACTTCACCGAGATTAAAAAGTCATTCGCAGGAACAAGTGCACCGGCAAATCCACAGCCGGGCCAGATATGGCTGGACACGGACAACCATTTATTGAAAATACGAAACGAAGCAAACAATGCGTGGTATAGCGTATGGGATATGGCAAGCAATAAACCTGTTCTGTCGAGTCTGTCAGGTGATATTACCGGTGCGATGATTGCGGCGGCGATAAAAGATGCGGCGGCAGGAACGGCGTCATTGAGGACTTTAGGAACTGGTGCGACACAGGCGATGCCCGGTAATGCGACAGCTGTTCCGGCATCTGCTATTGCAGGTGACTATTTTATCATTGGAGCCGATACGCAGAGGGACAAAAGCGGCACGGCGAAAACGAAGATAAAGGAAATTATTATGCCAAGGCCCGGCACGTTTAGAATTAAATTTGACTTGTCACGGGCGTCGGGAACGATGAGCGGGCAAATATATCGTAACGGCGATGCGGTCGGGACACAAAGGGACAAAAGTTCAGGCTATTCCACTGACTACACAACATATTCAGAGGATATATCAGGTTGGACGACCGGCGATTTGTGTCAGTTGTATTGCTGGTGCAACAATGCGGCGAGTAGCGGGTGGGTGAAGAACTTTAGAATTTATGAAGGCAACGTATATTGCCGGGCTCATGTTGTTCTTGACTAGGTGATAATGATGACCATTGAGGAGTTTATAGAGCGCGACGAGGGGCGGCGGTTGGAGGTCTATTACTGTCCAAGTGGGGCAAAGACTATCGGCGTCGGTCATAATATTGACGCGCTGGGGTTGCCGCCGGGTGTCAAAGGGCATTTGACGGTGAACGGGGCTATTACCGATGAAATGGCGGATTATTTACTTAAAGAGGATATTAAAATTGCAGAAGGCGATGCAAAAGCTATATACCGGAACTTCGGACGAATGAATAAAGCGCGGCAGATGGCGCTGATAAACTTTTTATTTCAACTAGGCTATTCAAAGGTTCAGAGTTTCAAGCGGGCAAACGCGGCGATCGAACGCGAGGACTGGATGGAGGCGGCGCGGGAATTGCTTGACAGCAAATGGGCAAGGCAAACACCTGACAGGGCGCGGAGAATCGCGACGATCATTGAAGGGGGGAAACTAATATGACAAAAGTATTACTAACAATGGTCGTAGTAATACTAATGTTTTTATAGAACAGGTATAATTATGATTGAGCGCGATAAATGTCTGCATTTTAAAGCCGGGTATAAATACGTCATCACGCGGCCGTTTCGGATAAAGACAGAGATCAGGCCGCCTTTTACTCGTCGGATCACGCGGCAGACGGTGGACGTCAATAATACAGCGGTAGTCATACCGTTGGTGACGTTGGAGCCGTCGGGCTGGTTGACCATACATGCGGGCTATGCTTATGACGGTGCTTCCGGGCCGACGATTGACACGCTTGACTCAATGGCGGGCGCGGCGGTGCACGACGCTGGGTATCAGTTGATCAGGCTTGGAAAGATTGAGC